GCAGACTGGGTCTGTTGCGCCGCAATAGACTGCTTAACCATTTCGTCAAAGGCTTTGCGCAAGTCTCCAACTTCTTGGCTTTGCTGGCCTAAGCGTTGCTCCAGCTCCCTGTGCATCGTTGCAATCTCAGATGCACTTTTGCCCCTATACTTTTCTGGAAGGTCGTCGTCTTGTGGCTCTTCAGCTACTGGCTCTGGTGCCTCCGCTTCTGTTACTTCAGCGGCCTGCTCAGCAGCCATTTCGTCAAGAGTACCAAGCTCTTCGGTTGTCTCCACAGCGTTGTCATCGGGTGCGTCTACTAATCGTGCCATTATTAAACTCCGGCCCTTACGGGTTATCAGATGGTGGCTAAACGGGGCGTATGGCTATGCTTGTCCGTTCTTACGTCCAGCCCTTTCATGCTCTCGTTGCCACTTCATAGCAGCGCCAGGAAAATGCCCAGTCACTCCTTCAAGCTTACAACGTATAGGGCTGATGATGCGCTTGGTAGAGGCACCGCAGGCTCCGCACCGGAACGAGTCGCTATCCCTACCAAACACTTCAGTTACTGCATCGCAGCTTTTACACTGCACATCAAAAATCTTACGCATCTTCTTCTGGCTCTTCCGCCTGTTGCTCTGCGGCAAGCACTGCGTTTTCCCAGCCAGCGATTTGTAGCAGCGCTTCCCAACGTCCCTTGGCTTTCCAAAACTCGTTGGACGAGTCAATGGCACCAAGATTCATAGACTGCAATGCTACATTAATTTCTTTTTGGAAATGCTTCCAGCCGTCGGTAAGAAACAAACTACGGCAATCTTCAAAAAACTTTTGGTCTTCACTGCTCATTGCTAGCCTCCTTGCGGCTACGGGTGGTTGATGCTTTAGGAGCGGACAGTAACGTGTCCACTTTGCCCTCAAGAATATCAATCCGCCGTAGTACATCTTGCAAGTAGGCGGTTGTATTATTAACTAATTCGTCAAACTTTTGTTGCGAAACAAGTGACATGGTTGTCTCCGTGAGGCCATGAAGTGCTATAAGTTAGTGTATATTTTATCACATTTTGCAGCAAATGTCAAGCCCTACTTTCGGCTTTTAGTACCGCTGCACTTCCAGCGCTTGCGGCTTAGGCGTAGCGGGCTGTTAGGGTCTTTAGCTGCTTTAGGGTGTTTCTTCATTTGACCGGCGCTACGTGCGCAATAGCTGTCACCTTTGGAGGTTCCGGGACGCACACGCGGCCCGCCGCCTTTAGCCTGCCCTGCCTGACCGTACGACACCTTGCGCCCGCTAGACGTAATCTTTACTTTTGCTTTGCCTTTAGCCGGGGTTCGTCTACTTCGCATTGCGCTTCCTCCTACGGCCAGAAGCCGTTACAGCATGCTTAATAGGCTTGCTACTGGTTTTGCGCTTAGTAGACGAGCGCTTCTCAGCAGCAGTCATTTTGTCTGCCACGGCCTTTGGGCGGCATGACGGATACGGGCGCTTGTTCTTGTCCTTACCAGAGCGGCCACACTTCTTGCCGGTTTTAAGGTCACGCCAGTCTTCCTTGAACCACTTAGTCAGGCCGCCCTTGGGTTTAGGCATAGGTGCCTCCACGTTTCTTATACTCTTTGGTTAGCCAGCCGCTAGCGTACGCAGAGGGCCACACGTCAAACTTACGCTTAGCCTCCGCCTTAACACGGGCGTATAGCGCCTTGTTCTTAGGCGTAGCGCCAGACTTTTTCTTAGTAGGCACGACGCTTGCTCCGCATAGGCTTAGAACGTGCAGCAGAGCGCTTAAGGCATTTGCCAGCTTTCTTGCACTTAGCGGGGGACGGGCAGGATGCACAGGGTTTCATAGTTAGCTCCTAGTTTGGGCCATGTTGGTTAGTGCAGCTTTAAAGCTACGGATAGGTAGTAACGCCATAAAGCGCCGGGAAGTGTGGTGCTTGTGGTTTCCATGTTTGCGTAGCAGCGTCCCAAGCCAATATGTCGCCATCATTGGGTGTGTCTGCCGATACGTTACACAGCTCGTCAATTCGTTTTGTAGTAAATGAACGTACAAAAATAGTACCGTGATTTTGATGAGAGCGCGTAACAACAGCAACAAGTACAGAGCATTCTGGCTTAGAAGGCTCTACGTTAGTGAGCGCTCCGGGTGTAGTAGTAGATAACCAAAGTAAGTCGCCTTCAGTGTAACTGTTAGTGTTAAGCCCACGCACTTTACCAAACGAAGCTGCATAGCCAAACTCGTTATTAGCAAAATCTTGCTGCGCTACGCCAATAACCCACTCTTGGCGAAAGCCCACTACAGTTACATCAGCTTTTTGAATCAGCAAGTGGTCGCCTTGTGCGCCTGCAAACATAACTACATCGCCTAAGCTAATAGCTTCGCTTGCTTTAACATACAAAACTTCTTCTTGGCCTACTTCTAAAGTTACGTCGTCGTTAAGTGGAAACTCAACAGCGCCTTCTATTTCGTTCCATACAATCGGACCCACCATGCCTTCTAAATGCAAAGACGTGGCTTGTCCTTTTGCTTGGCCCACAACGTACGTATTGCCCTGAGCCTCCACAGAAAGCCCGCTGAGCGGTCCTACGTCTATCTCCGTACCGTCCGTAAGGGTAAACACTAACGCCCCGTCAGCGGCCACGTAGGCGCTCTCAACGCCTATGCCGTCCTGACCGTCGGCGCCAGCAGCTCCGTCTGCGCCGCTTGGGCCTTGGGGGCCTTCCGGTCCGGGCGCACCTTGCGGCCCCGGTTTACCGTCACGCCCATCCTTACCGGCAGGTCCTTGAGGCCCAGATGGCCCTTGCGGGCCTTGTGGTCCTTGCTGCCCAGGCGCTCCAGCAGGCCCTTCAGGACCTGTGAAGCCATCCATTTTTTTAACTAATGCTAGGAGCGCTAAATCGGAAGCCATAACTTATTGCTCCTGCTGCGGTGCTTGGGGTTGCTGTGCGCTGCCCATCTCCGTTAGCTGGCGAATCAACTCCGCCTCTGCAGCGGCTTTAGCTTTTTCAGATTCATTGTTTTGCTTGCCCCGGAGCTCTTCCTCCTTAAGCAGCAGCTCTGCCATCTTTACGCGGCGCTCAAAGTCTTTGTCTGCAACGCCGTCGTTGTTTTGGTCGCTGTACTTAAGCGTAAGCTCCGTCGGTGCCAGCTCCGTTTCTGTGTTGTACTTGTTGGCACGGGACTGGGACTCATTAGCCTGTGCTTGTAGCAACTGCACTTGACCCTGCAGTACGGCCATCTGCGCTTGCTGCTGCGCCATAGCCATCTGCTGCGCTTCTGGGTTGGGCTGATTGCCCGCCTCAATGGCACCAAGCAACTCGTCGCGGTTGGTGACGTTCAAATGGTCAATAATCCCTTTGATAACCGCACCGTGCGCAGGAGACTCTGGAGGCACCATCTGCAGAATTTGTGCAAGCTGTGCCACTTCGTACTCACGGGCCATAGCACCAAGAGAGCTAAACGGTACAAACTGATAATCCTGCACCGGATAGTTTTCCGGGTCAAACTGCATGTAGCGGTGCGCTGCTTTGCGCACAAACGGGATTAGGAAGTTTTCTTGGAAGTTCACTAGCGTACGCTTTTGGCGCTTGACAATGGCGCCTTGCGTCATGGACATGCCCGCTGCCGTGACATCGTTTTGCACCATGCCAGCGTTTGCTTCCGCAGCGCCCGTAGCTTGACTAACCATTTGCTGTAGCTGTGCGCCTTGCGCAAAGGTTACTTGGTCTAGCTGCCCAAACTTAAAGGGCATAATGGAGTCAGACGGTGCGCCGTTGGTCAGCAGCATTCGGCCAGGACGTACTTCAAGCTTATGGCCTCGCGGGATACGCGTTGCGTCCACGGCAAGCATTGGATGTGTAGTAAGGGCGAGGGCGTCTATGCGTGCCCGCAGCTCCGCGTCCAAGGCTTTTTGTGACATATAAGCTTTTTCGCATACACCCCGTCCCCAAAACACGCTAGGTACAATATCCCATTGGAACGCCACGATGGGGCGGTCTTGGCACATATACGGAGACGGGATGGCTTTAAGCAGCTCACCCTCGTTGGCAATTACAATAATAGCTTCAACGTATGCGCCTTCCTCTGCAATCTCGTCGTCCGTAACGCCTTCAGACAGCAGCAGGTCACGGGGCACTTTGCCATAGTACTTGAGGAGGCGCACACGGTCGGTGGGGCGCGTATCAATCTCAGGGTCTGGCTCAATCTCTTCGTCAGACGCAGCGCTGCCTACGTACACGTCGTCGCGATACACACCAGACTCTTGTAGCTCCTCAACCACGTGGTGTGACACATACTCATCAATGGCGCAGCCCAGAGCACTGTTTACACAAGTAGCGTTAGGGTCAATAAGGAAGTTGCGCGGCTGCACCGGATTAATCTTAACAATGGGACGATACACTTCATTAACGCCCACCTCCTGCATGTCGCCTTCCATTAGCGGGCGCGTAGCAGGCTTATACTCTTTCATTTCCTCTACAACCACTTCGCCAATGCCTGTACCAAACACAGCAGCATTGACAAGCACTTCGGCCACGGAGGAGCGAATGCGGGCTGCGGCAAAGTCTTCGTGTAGCTTGCGCTTTAGGTACGCAACGTCTGCCCGCTCTTGGTCGTTAAGGTCGTCCTTGATGTCAAAAAGCTTACCACGTCCAAAGGTGGCTTCTTCTACTTCCGCAACGCAAGACTCAACAGCCTGGGCCGTGGCGGGAGCAATAAGGCGCGAGCGCTCAGAGTCACGCATTACATCTTCTGGCGCCCAGATGCCACGGTAGATGCGCATATACTCTTCGTGCTTAGCGCTGTAGTTACTTTCGTAGTGGTCACGCCATTTGTTGCAGCGGCTCAGCACCCAGTCGGCTAGGTCTTGTTCTGTGCCAAACTGTGCTTCTTGTAAAAACACGTTTTCGCTCATGGTTTGTTCCTTTGTAGTTTAGCTTTACGGCCCAAACTAATAGCCGGCAACGGCATCAAATGGTTCGTATTCGTCCTCAAGGTCTAGGTTAGCCATGTATGGCACAATAGCCATTTGGTCTACGTAGCTCAAGGCGTCAAGCAAGTCGTCGTGCACTAGCTGTGACGGGAACGCAGAGGCTTCGTCTACTAGCGCTGTGTTCCACGCGCCATGCTTAAAGCGAATGCGCTTATGCTCCAGGCGGCCTTGCAGTGCCCATAGGATTCTATCTTGCTTTTTCTTATTGCCATGGCTTAACAGCTCCACACGAAACACCCGAGCAGTGCGACGCATAATGTCGCTTAGCGGCTGCATAACGGCTTGCTGCGCTATGCCTTTTTCAATACCTACAGACGGTGGCCTATACTCCTCCACAGCTCTGAAAATACGCTCTGCTGTTTCGTCTAGGGCCCAACGCCCAAACTGTATGTCCTCAACCCACCAAATGCCGCTTTCGTCTACAAACACGATAGCAACGGCACTATTGTCTCTGCGCTTCGTCTTAGCCCCTCTATCGCTCTCAAAGCCAGCCAAGTCAACCGCAATGTAATAGTCTCCTGGCAAGTCTTTGGGCTTTTCGTCATAATACATAAACTCATTGGCGTCAAAGAACTCGCTGCCCTGAGCGTCAAAGCTAGCCATATACTCTTGATTAAAAGCCCAGCGCGGCAGCGTAGCCTCCGCATGGTCAATCTCTTTGCTGTCTAGGAACGGATTGTCACGTGACGTAAACTGCCACGCAGACCAATCGTCCCAGGCCCCGGAGTAGCCTCCCATCCACATATCGTAAAAATGGTTCCGGCCTTCAGGCGTTCCGATGAATAGCGCTTTGCCTTTTAGGTCTGACAGCGCTGGACGCAGGATAGCTTCCCATACGTCTTGCTTCATAAACGCCAACTCGTCCATGACCAAGTACTTCAAGGACACACCCCGCAGGGTGTCGGGGCGGTCAGCACCCTTTAAGTATATGGTGTTACCGCCAGCGAGCGTAATGGTTAGGTTGTTGATATTGCTGTTCTCTACGATTTCTCCAGCTAACTCAAATATCTTTTCCCACAGGATGTCACGCGCCATGCCCTGCGTTGGTGCAACATAAAACACTTTTCCCGGCTGGCCGTTAAGGGCCGATACAATTAACGATACGGCAGCTAGATGCGACTTACCGCAGCGCCGGCCAGCAGCGACAACCTTAAAGCGGCTGTCATCTTCATACACTTCCTGCTGCCACGGTATAAGGGATAGGTCTATGTTAGCCATCTAGCTCCTCATAGTCCCCGTCTTCAACATCATCAGCGTTTTCAACCGTTACCGCCCCTTGCGGTACACCAATACCACTAATATTAATAGACACTTGAGCTTGTTGCTTACCGTCTGACGTAAAGCCCGCTACGGGCATAAGGCGGTCTGCTAAAAGCTTCATCGCTACAGCCTGCTGCTTATGCTCATCATCAAAAGCAATCTCAAACATCTTTTCAATGAGAGCAGGTGACTTAGGGTTTAACAATAATCTAGCCCTAAACTCTTTTAAAGCTGCTGCTTGCTGTCTTTTACTCAAATCCTTAGTAGATTGTAGGGCTGCTTTGGAGGGGCGACCGCGTTTTGTTACGGGCTTATCCGCCATGTAGCGCTCCTTATACACATATACACAAAAAATGATACGTAACGCTAGCTATACAGTCGGTCAGAAGCTGTCGGCTGTATTCGTAAGGCCATTTGGCTGTGTTTTTTTATTCAGCAGTTATTGTTAGGCTGTAGCTGCTGCCGTCTGAGTCCTGTATAGCTAATGAATGCTATATATTTTATCATACTTTTAGGCAAAAGTCAATAGATACAGCGTAAATGGGTAGCATTACGGCCCATACAGAGCGCTACGGCCCATGCAGTTTTCCGTATTGCTTATTTTTTGTACAATTTGCAGGCGTTATGGGGCGTTGCGGGCAGTTTGCTAGCGTATAAAGTGTTATAATAGGTGTCCTTTTAGGAACGAAAAGTTACTTTTTGCAAAGCAGAGCGGCACCAGGCGTCTCGGCCCCGTCGCGCAGGCCCCCTGGCCCCTTCGCATCGCCCCAAATAGGAATGATTCGCATTCGCATCGCCCGCGCAATGTTAACACTGCTCACATTGGAAGCGGAAAGGGAACGGGGCGGCAACCGCCTCGCCTACCATATCGCCCCCGCATCGCTCCCATCTATGGTCGCAGCACCTAGGTGAGAATCATTCGCAACAACCTCCCGACGAACGGTCGCAAAAAAGGAACCATATCGCTTGCACCTCGGCCCGTTCGCTTGTACCTTTCGCCATGTAGTCAATCAATAGTCACTAAAACGGAGCAATAAAGCATGAGTCACGGAGCACGCATCGCCTGCCTAGAAATGGACCTTGAAGCAGCGCTGGAGGCTAAGCACTACGCCAAGGGCCTGCGACGTCTTCTCTTTACGCTTCAGGCTTTACAGCTAACCCTTGACATTTACCGCGTGCAGCGCGACGCTGCCCGCTTACTTCGCAACGCTTAACCAAAGGAATACACAAATGAACGCATACGAATTGAACAACGCAGCGCACGCAGCCCTGGTCGCCTGGACTGATACGCTCAGCGAAGAGGACCGCGCTAGCCTTTACGCTTGCGAGGACGACGGCGCAGAGTCTTTTGAGTACGTCGACGGCGCAGCCGATGCGGTCTGGTCTAAGTATCAGCTTGAAACTGACCAGATTCACGAGGCAATGCGTGAGGCTTCAATCTATAACGTGCGCCACGAGCGGGGCCATCGCGCTCTGCCGGAGGAGTACACCACGAAGCCGCCCAAGATTGCAGAGGCACGCGAAGCACGCGCAGCGTCCCTAGCGCGCAGCCTGAAGCGCAAGGCCAAGGCGCGTCGCTATCATGACATCGCTGATGTGTGCTTGGGCAAGGACGGCACGCTGCTAGGCTCAAGCGCCCAGGCGCGGGCCCATCGCAAGGCCGGGGCGCAGGATTTCCGGG